TTACTAGTGATAAAGGATATTCAAAAACTATACCTTTTGATAAGTTTAACAAAATAATAGTTAACAAAGGTAAAAAAGGGATTTGGAGAGTATTTAATCCAGAACAAGCTGTACAAATTATTCAAAGCTTTACACAAAATGATTCTTATTTTAATAAATATCAAGATAATAAGTACACTGGTTTTAATGTAATTAAACTTTCAAAATTATCAAAACCAATAACTAATAATTTTACAAAAGAGTATTATGATGTTTATATAAAAACATATTTAAGATCTTTTGTAAAAGAAATGAAAATTTCTAATCCTGGATTAGCTTCTGATTTTGAATTAGCTTATGATGCTATGGAGTTTTCAAAAGATGATATTAATTTAAAACAATTTTATAATTCTGAATATGGTATAGAATATCTTGAAAAACTGAATGAATGGATTGAAAAAGAATTTTCTAAAGATGTGCCTACACAAGATATTGCAGATAATACTGGTGATGGAGGGGTTTTAGTAGATAGTTCAGGAAATGAAATAGATGAAACGTATGAAGAAACTGAAATAGATAGATTAATTAAAAATACAAATAAAAAAGAAGTTAATAATGATTATACATTTAGAGATCAAGATTATTTATTAGATGAATTAAATAGAGCAATTAAAGAAAAGAATAAAGTTAGACAAGATGTAATTAAACAAATACTTACTGAAATAAATATTAAAGGAAATTCTTCTATAAAATATGACAATAATGGAAAAATACAAGGATTTACACATAATGGTAATATATTTTTAAATAAAGATGCTGAAAATAAAACATTAATAGAAGAAGCAGGGCATTTGTGGTTAGATAAAATTAAGACTATTAACCCTGCTTTGTATAGTGAAGGATTAGAAAAAATTAAAAATAGTGTATATGTTCAAAAAGTATTAAATAATTCTTTTTATGTAAAAGAAGCATTAAAACTAGGTAATGAATCATCAAAAGAATATCAAAATTACATATTAGAAGAAGCATTATCTAAATCAATTAAAGATGAGGGTTCTAAATTAAGTAGTAATGATAAACAAAGTTTTCTAAAGTGGTTAATACAGTTATATAATGAATTACTTAAATTATCAGGATTACAAAATAAAAGAATAGAAGATGTTAAAAAAATGTCACTACAGGAATTTTCTAAAGAAGCTCTTTATGATATTTTTAATATAAAAGAAAAAGGAAAAAAAGTAAGTGAAAGTTTTTTACAACAAAAAGCAACTGCTCAACAACTATACTCTCAATATCTTGAATCATTAAACAAACCTAACACTAATCCTATACTTCAAGGTAATCAACAAGAACAAGTTAAAAAGTTTGCAGAATTACAAGAAAGACTAAATAATAAAGAGTTCTTAGAAGGAGCTAAAAATGCTTACGAATCTACTCCTGCTTTACAACAATTTGGTACACAAGAACAATATAATGATTACATAGCAAGAGTATCTTTAGGTATAATAAAGAATCCTTCAAGTGGCGAGTATAACTATACTAGTAAAGTAAAAGATATTGTTTATCATGGAGCAAATGAACCTATTGAAGGAGAAAAATTTGCTAAAAGAGAAGGGGCTACAGGAAGAGGTATTTGGTTTTCTGGTTCTAAAAAATATGCTCAAATTCAAATGGATAGAGCACAACCTTCTGAATCACTTATAGGTAGAAAATTAAGAGGTGCTCCTACAATGTATCAAGTTGTTTTAAACATCAAAAATCCTAAAAACTTTTATAATGCTACTGGAGCTTTATTAGTTCAAACTCCTTCTAAATTTGAAGAACAATATGATAGAAAAACTGATGATGCTGCATTATTTCATCATCCTAATTCTAAAAAACCTGCTACAGCAGATTCAGCAGACCAAGTTGTAGTATTTGAACCAGAGCAAATCCATATATTAGGTTCTAAACAAGATATAGAAGGATTTAGAGAGTTTGTACAAGGTGAAACTAAAACTGCTGATGTAGGATTAGCTATGTCTAATGATGAAGCTATTGCTTTTAATAGTTTAGTAAATGATGGTACAATATCAATTAAATGTGAATAATGTTATTACAATTAAACCCAACAATACCTGTATATATTCCTGAGTTTGATGCTGAAGGATATGCATTTTTAGTTAATGAAACACATGAAGAAGATTATCTTTATTTTACTGTTGCTTTAGATAATGGTGAGATATGGATACTTGATAATAGAAGAGTTAGATTTTGTGTTAATAGAACTAAATCTAGAAATAAAATAAATAAATTAAATAAATCAGAATACATAAAATGAGTTGTTCAATAGATCCAAATAAAACAACAATTGCTGAAGTTAGAGATGCTGTTAATAATAAGATAACAAATAATTGGTTATCATCTGATCCTAATGAAAAAACACAAGATGTTTTTAATAGACTTAAAGTAATACAAGATAAGCTAACTACTGAATTAGTAGATAATACACAATTAACTAAAGGATATCATTTAGATCCTAGTGGTAAAACTATGCGTTATGTATGGTTAGATACTAAAGAACTAGCATTTAAAGGTAGAACTACAGATATTACTAAAATTAAATATACTAGAAGAAGAGGTGTTAACACTGCTGATGAAGAAACTAAACTTCCTGATAATGAAATTAAAGCTAATGTTGGTACTAAAGTACATAAAGCAATAGAAGATTTATTTAGATTTTTTATTGCTAATGATTCATCAGGTTATTTAGAACCTATATATGATAAAACTAAAGTTAAATCTCAACAAACTATTTTAAAAGAATTAGAATTACCTTCTAATACTGATTGGAAATCATTAGTTACTGAAGTTGAAAATAATATTAAATTTATTATTGAAACTCAGAAAAAAATAGATCCTAAAGGTAAAGCTTTATTACAAGTTGAAGCTACCTTATTTAATAAACTTAAAAATATAGGTGGTACTGCTGACGTTCATGTTGTTTTTTCAGATAAAACTGGTGGTCTTATAGATTGGAAAACTATTACTCCTAAACCATCTACTCTTAAAGCAGGAAAAATTGTAGATCCTAATTGGATTCCTGATTATAAGATGGAAGATTTTAATGCTCAGATACCATTACTTATGGAAATGGGTAAGACTTTAGGTGTTACTAGTTATAGATTTGCTAGAGTTGCTCCTATTCAAATGAATATTCAAGCTAAAGCTAAAACAGATCCAACTAATAAAATTGGTCAAACACTTACTAATAAAATAAGAAGTGTTAAAATTGGTACTGCAGCTAATGAATATTTACAACAAATTCCTATTATATTAGAAGATACTGGTAGTAAAGCATTAAATCAAAGTTTAGAAGATGCTTTAATTCTTAGAAATAATTTAACTAAACGTGCTCAAGGACTTGTGCAAAGTTCTCCTGAGTATAAAAAACTTATGATTAGAATTAGAAACTTAAATACTAGTATTAGTCAGTTAATGTTATCTAAAGATTTTGAGTATGTAAAAAAAGAATATCAAACTATTGTTAATAATTATTTAGATGGTTTAAATAATATTACTAAAGATATTGATAATCCCGATAGTCCTGAATATTTAAGCAATGATAAAATCCTTGATTTAAAAGCAGATATTACTATATTTAAAAGTATTGCAGCAAGTTCTTCAGAGTTTCTTAAAACTCTTCCTAATTTATCAGAAGATAAAAAAATAGAGTATATCAATGCAATTAATGTATTAGGCGGTAAGACTGATGCTTTAGAAAAAATATTACAACAAAAACTTATTGATAGAAATTTAAGTGCTAGTCAACAAGAACTTCTTAAAGGAGATAAAAGTATAAGTTGGTGGGATAAATATTTTAGAAAGTTTAGTGGTATTAATAATACTATATTTAAAGAAGCTTATAATAAAATAAGTAAAGCTAATGATAATACAAGATTATCTTTACAATCATTTTCTAAAAAACTTAAAAAGTTTGATCAAGAAATACAAAAGTGGGGTCAATCTAATGGAATGCCTGGCTTTAGTGTATATAAGTTATTAGTAAATGAAAAGACTGGTAATTTACATACTAAAATTAAAGGTGACTTTTATGATAAACTTAAAGTTGCTAGAGATGCAAAAGATGATAGTTTTTTAAAAAAACATCTTAGGTTTAAAGATAACTATAAAGAAATTTATGAAGAACGTAAACTTAAGTTTATGGCTATTAATTCAATAAGTATTGCTGACCAAGATAATAGCTCAATACTTGATGACTGGATGAAAGAAAATAATCCTGATAATATAAACAATAAAGTAAAGTATAGTGACTATTGGTATATTTATCAAGAAATTGATGAAAGTACTTTAATTGAATCTGATTTTAATCCTGACTTTTTAAAGATTAAAAATAATAAACCTTTACTAGATTATTATAATTTTTGGAATGATAGTATGGAAGAATTTAGAATACTTTTAGATTTACCATATAACAAGATACCAAATAACTTTATTCCTAATATAAAAGCTGATTTAGTAGAGCAATATTTAACAGGTAACTTTACATTATCAACAGATATGATGAAAAATATGATGTCTGTTCAAGAAAATGTTACAACATATAGACAAGATACTATGACAGTTCGTACTGAAATAGATCCTGAAACTGGTTTAGCTAAAAGAGAAGTACCTAGAATATTTGTTAATCCTTTAATTAATCAACAAGGAGAAATAGATAATACTTTAAAATCTTTTGATTTATCTTCAAGTATAGTGTTATTTGCTGAAATGGCTTATAATTATAACAATCTTAAAGAAATTGAAGCTAATATGGAAGCTTTAAAAGAAATATTAGCTACAAAAGGTGTTGTTGAAACTACTAGCGATGGTACTACTAAATCAATTAGTGGTGTTAATACTCCTAATAGAGAGAAATCTAAACAAAGTGATGAATCTAAAACATTTGAACAGCTAGTAAATTTTCATTTATATGGTATATCTACTCAAGGTAATGAACTTGGTCAATTACTTTTAAAAGCTAAAAATTATCAACAGTTAAAACAATTAGCATTAGCTTTTAAATCAGCTACAGTTAACTTAATGGGTGCTAGAACTAATGCTTTATTTGAAGGTGAAAAAGGTTATTTTTATACTAAACAACAATTTAGAAAATCTTTAAATGATAGATTTAGAAATAAAGAATTATACTTTGCTTTAGCTAACTTTTTTCAACCTTATGCAAATAAACGTGGTGCTGATATTGCTAAAGAGTTTTCATCTAAAAATAAAATTGCTAAATTAATAAATTATGATACTTTATTAGCTGCTTTTAGATCAGGTGATGAACATGTTGATGAACAGGTAATGTATAGTATGTTACAAAATTATACTATTATTAATGGACAATTAACAAGATTAACTAAAAAAGATAGAGAAGCTGGTACTTATAAAAGTTTATTAGATACATCTAGACTTGAAGGTGATGATCTTATTATAGATGGTATTATTGATAAAAATGGATTAACTAAAGAAGGTGTAAGATTATATTCTGAATTTAGAGGTAATGTTATGGCTACTGTTAATACTATTAAAGGTGGTATAAATGCTGAAGATTTAAATGCGTTTAATACTACTATGTTTGGTAAATTAGTTATGGCATTTAGAGGTTGGTTACCTGCTCTTGCTGAAGAAAGGTTTAGAGGTTTTGGTGAAGGACTTGTTAATATTTTTGTTAATAATTCTAATAGAAGTAGTTTAAAATATTCACCTAGAACTCGTACCATTACTGAAGCTAGATATACTGCTATATTAACTGATCAATTAGGTGTTCATGAAAAAGCTTCATTTAGATTACTTGGTTATGTAGCACAAAATATAGCTAGACTTGGTTTTGAAGTAGTTACGTTTGGTGGATTTTTTGATAAAATGTCAGCAACATCACCTTTAAGATATCAAGTTAATGAGCATAGAGCTAGAGTAGCTTTTGAACATTTTAAATTACAAAATCCTAATATACCTGCAATTGCTAATGGTACTTATAGATTTGAAGATTTCTTAGAATATAAACAAGGTCAAATAAAAGCTCTTGCTACAGAATTAAGATTTATTCTTGGTATATACTTTTTATTAAGTGCTTTAGCAGGTGGAGGTGATGATGATGAGAAGTACTATAAAAAAAACTTAGCCACGCGAGAATTTTATAGAACTCTTAATAGATACCGTAGAGAGTTAGTTGGTATAATCAACCCTGCCGACTGGTATGCTTTATTTAAAAATCCTATCCCTATTATGGCTTTAGGTGATGACTTTTTTAAAACCCTTGGTAATACTTTTGATGAATCTTTAGATATTTTTGGTGAAGCTGAAGGTAGGTCATTAATTCATCCTCTTGGTAAAACAGGTAAAAAAGCTAAGAAAAAAGATGACACTCCTCTTTTTTATTATAGTTTTAAATGGTTATATGGTTTTCAACTTGCAAAATTATTTGAACCATTTGAAAGAGATAAAAATAATGAGTATTAAAATAAAAAGGGGAGTTATTAGCTCCCCTTTCTTATTATGCTTTATTAGCTTGTTTAATAGCCTTTTTAGCTCGATTAACAGACTTAAAACTACCTAGGTATGTTCTAGTACCATTAATAGTAGGACGTGCCATATAAGTTACATTATCAGGGTTATTGTTAGAAACATAGATTCCTTTAGGAAGTGTTTCACCTGTATTTGTAACACGCTTACCTTTAATAGTTTTAGTAGTTACACATTTAATTTTACCTTTTGTAGTTCCTTTACCTTTCTTCATAATCTTTAATTTAAAATTGTTATTACTTACCATTATATTCATAATCTAATATCTTACCTACTAGATCAGATCTTGTTTTATGTATTTCTTGTTTTATAATTTCTAATATTTTATCTACGGCTTTATAATCCAAACATTCTTTATATCCAGGAAATTTAGTTGTAAATATTTTAGCATATTTAACTCTAAGTTTTGATAATACTAAATCTTCTAATAACGTTGCTTCTTGTAAAGTTGTAGGAAGAATTAATCTTGGATAAACTAAATAACCACTTTTAGCTTTTATATTAAAAAATCTTCTTTTAGATTGTTTAGAAATACCTATTTTTAAAAACTTTTCTGTTTCTGAAGATAACTCTATAACATATAAATCTAAAGGAAAGTCTTTATTCTTTTCAGAATAAGCTTCTTTTAAATTATAATTCAAAGTATTTTCTTCAGAACATTTTCTACAACCATGGTTTCCAATATGATCATTAGGAGTTTGTAAAAATTCACCATGCTTATCACAAATAATAGTTACTTTTATTTTATTACCTAAATAATTAACTTTAGAATAATTATATTTATTACCATGAATTTTAATAGCACTGATTATAAATTCCTCTGTTGTTTTTAAACTAGGCATTTTCTAAATATTCTATAATTGCTGTTAAAGCTTCATTTCTATGATTACTTTTTAAAGTTCTATAACCAACTAATTCAGATTTTTCTAATCTTATTGTATCATATATACAACTATTTTTACCAATTTGTTTATCTATTTGTTCTTTAGAACCGCAAAAAATCATTTTACTACCTTTACTTAATCTTGTTAATATAGTTCTAAAATCTTGATAATTCATATCTTGATATTCATCTACTATAACAACAGAATCTATAAAAGAGCATCCTTTAGCAACTTCAATAGGCATTATTTTAACTTCACCTTCTTTTAACATTTTATCAGTAATTTCTTTACCTTGACATACTTCCATATTTTGAATAATTGGAAAAGTATAAGGAGCCATTTTTTCTTCAAGAGTTCCAGGTAAAGCTGCTAATGAATTTTTTAACATTGGTCTAGTAATCCATATATTACTAAATTGTTTTTTTCTAAAAGCTGTAATAGCTGTATGTACAGCTGCTAAACTTTTTCCAGATCCAAAATCACCATGTAAAAAACAAACATCATATTTATAAAATTCTTTTACAAATTCTTTTTGTTCTTCATTCAGATTGACTTTTAATTTAGGTTCTGTTTTTAACGTCACTTTTGTTTTATTTGGTGTTTTCATGAGATTTTATTTTACTTCACAACCAGCTGCTCCACAAGCTATTTCATCAACTAATGTAGTATTATCATCAGCTTCAATAACTTTAGTAAGATCAATAGAATGAACATGTTTAATCATTTCTTCATATTGCTCTTTACTTATATCTTCAAAAGGAGCTTGTACATAACTACCACCATCATAAGGTAAAACAGATAGACCATTAAAATAAGATCTATTAATCCACATCCATTCACCTACAGTTTCCCACTCAGTATCTTTTACAGATATAGTAGCAGATATGTTGTGAGTATTTTCACCTGCATTATGACCTGGTTTAATCCAAGTTTCATTTAAAAGCTTAACCTTATTAAGTAACTCTAAAGCTGTTTCTTTGTTTCTAATAGTAGCACCTTCAGGAGCTTTAATGGGAATTTCTACTACAGCACTATTAGGAATCATCTTATAGTCTTGTATAATCTCAGGATGATTTTTACTTAAGTAGTCATAAATAGCTTCAGACTTATTCATCTGCATCCTTCTAATATAATAATCATTATGCCAAGCATGAATACCTGAACTAACTCCTAATACTAAACTAGTAGTACCTGAAGGTTTAATACAAGTTGTTCTAGCTGCAGATTTAATATTTATATAGTTAGCTACTCGTTTATTAGTTTCAATAACAACTTCTGTAGCTTCTCTAGGACTATACTTAAATACTTCATTAGAAGCAATACCAGTCATTCCTATACCTATAAGAGCATCTTTCTCAGTAGTTTTCTTCCAAATAGGTCTTAAGTAATGAAAATCTGTAAAACCTGCTTGTAATGTACCAAAGAATGCAGCAGCTTGTGCTCTATTATTATAATCTTCTTGTGACTCTAAATTTGATACATTAATTTCAGATAAGTTACAAAACTGATAAGGACGTAATGCTATTTCACAGCAAGGATTTGTACCCCAATCTGGGTTATTAGTAAAATAAATACCTGGTTCTCCACTATTAGACAGCTCAATCTTTTTCCACAAATCTAAGAAGAATTGCTCAGATATTTTATGTCTTACAAGAACAGCAGAGTTATTAGCTCTACCTCTTTGTGGATTAGTTTCCCACCAATTACCAAACTTACAAGTAAGCATATCTTCATCATCAGCATTAAATAAACAAATTAATGCAGCTCTACGAATACCTCCAGCTAATACTGAATCAGCTAAGTGACATACAATATCATGTACTTCTAATGATGTTAATTTCTCACCATTATTCTTTCTATCAAGAATTCTTTCTATTTCAAATAAACACCTCATAAGTGGTTCAGGACCAGGGGCTTTACCACCAGCAGTAATAAGTCTTTGTCCTTTAGGTCTAATATCACTAAAATCAAATTTAGGTTTAGTAGTTCTAAGTCCAAAGTAACTAGCCATAAGATGTCTTACAGCATCAGCCCAACCTTCAATACTATCACCTACAAGATATTTTTGTTCTTTAGTAGGTTTATGTATTTCAGGTAACTTATCAATATGATTGTTTTGAACAGAATATCCAACACCTGTACCACCTAATAAGAGAAACATTATTTCACTAAAACTTCTATAATCATCTATAGGTAGATAACAACAGTTATAAATTCTAGCTTCATTTTTCTCAATAGCAGCACCAGAAAACTGCATAGCTCTCATACTAGGCAATACTTTCTTATCATATATAAATTTTGATTGATAAATAATATCTTCTTTTAAATGAGGATATTTCTTTAACATCATATTAACATACCTATCTACTACTTCACTATAAGTTTCTCTCCTTTTTAAAGAAGGTACATACTTTGCATACTTGTTGAATACAACAATGTCACTTAACACTTCAATTGAAGTTTCTTTTTTGTTTTCTATCATATATATTATTTAATTTCCACACTTAATTGAGTGGGGGAACTAATTTATTCCCCCGACTCTTCATTCCCAACTTATTCTAATAATATATAGAATAGCATTTACTTATTTTCTCTAAGAGCTAATATAGCATCTCTTAATACAGCTGCTTTCTCAAAATCTTGAGTTTTAACAGCTTCATTTAGTTCAGCTTCTTTTTGCTTAATAAGTTTATTATTTTCAGGTTCTTTGTAACTATAAGTAGTTTCTGAATAGTAACCTCCACTTGGAGTTCTACCACTAATTTCTGTTACAATAAGACCATTTTTTTCATATACTTTTTTAGTCATTTCAGACTCATTAAGTTCTGATTTAATAGATTCTTCTAAAGATCTATTTGATAACATTTTGTTAAGATACTGATTTAAATAATTTGGATACATATTACTTTTTATTAGGGTTTTTAATTGAAATTGAATGATACTTACCACAATCACTACATCTATACTGTTGAGTATATCTACCAGCAGCACTTATGCGTAGTTTAACTTTCTTAATATTAGTTGAGTTACATTCTACACAATGAATACCATTACCTTCTATACGCACAGTTTTTGTAATTTTGTTCTTTAAATATGGATTAAGTTTTAAGAATACTTTTTCTAATAATGTAACATCATTTTTACAATAAGTTACCATCTTATGTAAAGCTTGTCTATCATTTCTTAGAATAATATCATCCCATAACTCTAATCCACCTGTTTCTATTTTACCACTAAGACCTATAAACTTACTTATATAATCTAATTTATTAGAATTAAATAAGAATAGTTTCTTAGCTTCTTTTAAAGTATCAATAGATTGAATATAAGGAGTTAATGCTACTCCATGATACAAACATCTAGTTCTAAACCATTTAACATCAAATTTATCACCATTATGTGTAACCACTTCATCAGCAGAATTTAAGATCTCTGAGAACTTAATTATCATGCTACTATCATCACCTCTATTCCATGTTAAAGATTTAACATTTTTATCACCTTCCCATTTGTAACATATACAAATTATGGCTCTTTCTTTAATTATACTACTAGGATCTAGTTTAATATCATAACCAATCCTCCAGGATTTTACAATATTATAACTAGTTTCTATATCAAAGTATAATCTTTTGATCTTATTAACTCTCTTATCAGTTACTTTCATTCTTTAAATATTTATTAATAATTCCTTCAATATTAGGTTTAACTTTATCAGGATCATTTGTTAAATACTCTTTAATAATAGATCTTTCTTCTTCACTACAACTATTATAAAGAGTCATAACTTGATCAGATTTTATACCTAATAAATGAGCTGTGATTTGTATAAAACCACTAGTTTCATTAGTTTCCTGAACTGCCAAATCCTCCATGTCCTCTATCAGTTACAGGTAATTCAATTACTTCACTAAAATGAATAGTAGGTACAGGCATTACAATTAGCTGACCTATCTTATCTCCTACATTATAAATCTTAGGATTAGTTTTATACTTAAAACGTAATTTTAGCTCTCCTACATATCCAGAATCTACTACACCTACTGCATTAGAAAGAAATAAATCTTTTTTAGAAACACTGCTTCTAGGATAAATAAAACCACCATAACCTTCAGGTATCTTTACAGCAATACCAGTACCATACTCATAATACGCAGCTTCTTCAGGAGTAGCTGGTACATGAGTAACACTTACAGCAGTTAAATCTGCACCAGCATCACTTAAATTAGCATAAAAAGGCATTTTAGCATCAGGATGTAGCTTCTTAAATTTAACATACACAAAGTTAGGTTTAATGTCTTCAGCATATTTTATCTGATTTACTTGTGTTGCATTGTCTTCTTGTACTTCTTTTACTTCTTCATTCATTATGTTCAAATATTAATTCTGTTTGTTTATTACTTACTTCTTTTTTAGAAATATATGTACTATTTCTATCATCAATTACAGTATCTGTTAATATACTATCTAAAGCCATTAAAGCATTACATGCTACTAAAGCTAAATGATGTACACCAGATTCATCTATATCATTCTTATCCACGTTAGTTAGATACTGATTTAAATGCCTATGTAAAGCATCTAAGTATCTAGTAACAGGCATTGGTTTGGAGTAATTAAATTGTCCATATTTATTTAATCCAACAGTAAAGCCTTTTGCTACTTCTAATAAAGCCTTTTGAGGTATACTAGTAAAACTAGGTTTACCTTTATCAAACTTTGTAGCCATTTCACTAGTTCTTAAAGTATTCATCTTTATAAATTTCAATATCTAAGTTTGGTATACTCATTACTTCTGCACTAGGATCTAATATAACACCTAGTTCATCTTCAAGCTTCTTTCTAGCTTCTTTAGTAGGATATAAACATTCTTTAATTTTCTTATAAACTAGTTTAGTAACATCATATTTTAACAACATATTTAGTAGATGTTCTTTATAGTCTTCAGACATTTTAGAATACTTACCATCTATAAATTTATAATAATCATTCACATATTGTTGAGGTATATTCATCTTAATAATATGCCAACTATTTGTAGATTTTGTTCCACAATAGTATTCATCTGTATTTAATAAATCATTTACCTTATTAAAAGAATAAATATCTTTATAAGGTTTCTTAAATACAAGGTATATTACTGGATCTGTTTTACCTATATAACAATTGTGAAAATCTTCACCATAAAAATCAAAAGGATAACCCAACATACATCTAATAAATACTCTAGCTTTGGTTAATTTATCATAATCAAAACTAGATTTTTTGTTATTAGTTTCCTCATTCTCCACAACAATCATCCTTAATCTGTTTATTATTATATATTTATTGATATTTCAAAATTAACAATTTCTTCTAATTTAATAGGAATAAATGTTTCATAATCTTTAATACTATCTAATAATTTAATAAGATTATAATTTAAAGTAAATTCATTAATACCTATAGACTCTCCTAATATATCACAATAACAATCTAAAATTGTATTTCTCATAGATTCATTATCATCTAAATTAAGTAAAAGTTTATAAGCAAAAGCTTTACCCTTACCTTTTAATCCTTTAATATTATCAGTAGAATCACCGACAATAACTTGTGTCCACAAGCTATAAGATGCTTCACTATTATTAACTTGATAGAAATCATTAGTTTTGTAATTAAAATGAGTACCTTCAATTTGATTTAAATCCTTATCTGTATGAGCTAATACTGTAGAAATCTTTTGAGTTTTGAAATAGTTATTAGCCACATTAACTAAATCATCAGCTTCGTATCCTTTTAATTTAATAAACTCTAAGTTATCTATACAATACTCAGTTAGTTCTTTAAGATACTTAGGTTTTTCTAATTGTTTTCTATTAGCTTTATACTCAGGATATAAATCATATCTATGAGATCCTCCTGTTAATAAAGCAACATAATATATACAACCTGAACTTATTAAGATATTAATAAAATAGTTATTAAACTCATTTATTACATCTTCTAAAGTTCTATTAGTTTGATCACCATATTGCTCTATTTGTTCATCTGTCTGCTTTTTATTAGCAGCAATTGCATAAATTATACTATCAGCATCTATAACAGCCACTTTATAGTCATCTTTTTGTATAATCTTTACATTGTTAAGATAGTCAACTAAGGAACTCCTTAGCTGACTATCAACATTAATTTTTAGTTTATTCTGCATTTTCTAAATAAGCTTCTACTTCATCAGTATGCATTGCTTCTAACCATAAATCATACATTTGTCTGTATGGTTGACTTTGTATAAACATTTGATAATAACGCCACAGTTCTTCATCTCCTTGCTCATAAGCAATTATAAATTGATCTGCAGGTATTACATCTTCACTACAATATTCTTCAATCATACTACCTAAAGCATAATCTCCGTTAATTGCAGCTTCATACTCATCTGAATGAATACCAAATTTAGATTCAATAGAACTAATTAGTTTCTCAGAATATAACACTTTATCTTTTTCCATATAAATTACTATTACTATATTGATTAATTAAATAGTCATTTAAATTATCAACAATAGCCTCATATTCCTTTTGTATAGGCTCTTTATAAATATAACAGTCATTAACTTCGTCATAATCAAATATATCTTCTAATATCATATATTTATTTTTAATAAAGATATCAGCTAGATCTTGAGCTATTGTTAATGAATTTAAAGTGACATCAACACTTTTAATTGCTTTTTTAGCTACGTTATTCATCAGTTATACTATAAATTGTTATTATGAGTTTTCTATTTTCATCTGGACTAGGACTAAATTTAGTAGGTATTTCTCTTATAAATTCAACAGAATCATCAGCACCTATTATAGTTTTTAAACAATCTAATAATACTTTACGATATATTAAAGCTAGATTATCTAAATCCCAATTATTGCTACCTATAGGTTTTATAAATTTTATGTCGACACCTATTGGAAACATTGATTTAGGTATTACTTTTAATCCTTTTAAATGTTTATAAAAGAACTTTTTAATTTCATTAGCAATCTTATTTCTAAGATTGTGATTAAGACCTACCCAGATATTTTGTCCAGATATTTTTTTGTATCTTGGCTTACCTACACTACGAATATTCTTTAATACTCTTTCATTAGTTTCAGTACATATAAGTTCATTTGCTTTATTAAAATGATATTTATTGGTTTGATACTTTTTAGGTATCTTGTCTGTTTTCTTATAATAGACAGGTCTTCTTTTATTACTAAGAACAACATGTTCTATATAATCATCAATACTTACCTGATAGATTATATCTTTCTCCTCTATTCTATATCCCACAATAATCTATATTAAATGTGTTATAGTAAGCTATCTATCAACATTTGAGCATTATTTAACCCATATACTCTAATAAAGTCGCTAATATCTTTTACACCATATTCATCAGGAATAAACTTAGGTATTATATCTTTATATGTATTTGTAAGGTGAGCAGTACCCTGCTTACCACTTTTATCATTATCATATAAAGAATATATATGTTCAATACCATTTTGTTTTAGCTCTTCATAAATCTTATTAGATAATGAATTCATTTCACCCTGTAAACTTATACTTTGGTAACCTAATTTATATAGACACATAACATCTTTTAAACTCTTGGTTATGATTAGGATGTTTTCAGAAGTAAACTTCTTACTAGGATCTAAAAAACACTTGGTTTTAAAATAGTTATATCCCTCTATATCATTTTGACTACCAGAAAACAGCCATTTAGTTTTCTTGTTTTTAGTTAAAGGACAATAGATTTTGTATGATTGATTGAATTCATATGCATATACAGGATTATTTCTATTGTATATGCGACATAAACTACCATTCAACCATACATATTTACAACTATACACATTAAATAGTTTTAAAGTATCAATATCAATGTAATATTGACCCCAATATTCTTTATCTACAAGTGTATAATCTTGACTTTCTATTGTAATGATATTCTTTTTAACAGATAACTTAATACTATCACTAGAATTAAATAACATTCTAGTAGCATTAGTACTAATATCTTTTAATTTAAAATCATTAGAAATAATTTTAAGAGCTTCCTGAAAATTACAGTTGTATAATTTTTGTACTATACTAAAACAATCAAATGTTTCATTAGTACTAAAATCTTTAGCAATAAATTTATCACCAACATACTTTATCCCAAAACTAGGATTTCTATCTCTTCTAAAAGGAGAAGAAATTAAATTACTGTATTGTAATTTAATATTAAGATAATACTCTATAATTTGTTGATCAGATAGCTTACTTAACACAAAATCTTTAGTTATGTAAGAATCTTCTGATTTTATATTTGAAAAGTCAAACATAACTTAAGATTTATGTTAATTGTTAATTAATTAAATTATACTAAGTTATAATTAAAACGGTAAATCATCAGTTACTTTAGAAGCATTAGCTTCCACAGTAGCTTTATTTACACGTTTTAAATCATACTCAATATTAGGATTGTAAGTAAGAGCACTCATTTCAGGTGTGATAGTCATTGGTTCTGCAAAGTTAGGTAAACCTAATACAGTTTTAACATATACTTTACCATCACGTTGAGATACATATTCTTCACCTGTAAACTTAATTCTTAGTTTCTTACCACTAAGAATCTTATTAATATCTTGAATTGTTGAAGCAGAATTAACTAAAGTTTCATCAGCTACTTTAGTCATAAGATGCTTTAGTTTCCTCATAGTATATTGAGGAGCATTACCTTCCATAGACATATCAATATTTAAATCTGCTCCATTATCTAAGCTAAAAGGTACACGAACTACTGATTTACCATTAGGTGTTGTTTCAGAACTAATTGTACCAATAGTTACATTTTCATGTACACCTGGCTTGATAGATGGTTTAACACTTGAACCTGCTTGAACGTCACTGAAATTAAATGTAATATTACTCATATATTTATTGTTTAAAAGTTAAAAATTAATTAAATTGTTTTATAAATCTTATATGTCTATTAATCAATATAGACTTTATCCCAATAAGTTTCTAACTTATTGTTTTTCATAGTAGCTACAACAAGTTCTTGATTTCTCAAGTGTTCAGGTCTAGCACCACATGTAATTAGATCACTACTATTAAAATTCAAAATAGTATTATCACCATCTCTAGATAAGAAACCAATAGCATCTGCGGTTGAACACAATAAACTTTTAAGTTTACCTGTTAAATCAATATCAGCAGCCATAACTTCTTTACCTTTTATTTCAATAGATTTATCTTTTAGATGACCTAAGAATATTACGTTGTGAGATAATGTTTTAATATAATCTACAACATCAAAAAATGCTTCTCTAAGATACAGATAACCTGCACCGTTTGGTAATTTAAGAACACTTTCACCATCAAAGTTCTTACCCATTGGGGTACTTTGGTATTTTTTAATAGCAAGCGGCATAACCATATCTTCCAAAGCTGTAACAGTATCTACAGCAATATACTTGTAAGGTCTACCTGCTTTTTTAATTTCTTCACCATAAGTTCTAAGATCAGCTAAGTCATTAATAGTTACTTTCATAGCATCTACATAATCACTACCTTTCTCAAAATCTAGTAATAAACAATTATCTAATTGTGCAATTAGACTTGTTTTACCTGCTTTTGGTTTAGAATAAATTACCAATACTCCAGGAGATTTTCTACTAGGAGGAATCCTACTAGTTGGTAAAATAACTTTACTACTCTTTTCTACTTCTACACTCATTTAGTTATTTTAATTGTTTTACTTTAATTTGTTTAAGTACTCTTGATATAAAGCATCAGTCATTTCATCTACTTTAGGTAATTCTATAAATGTACCAGCTCTTGCATTAAATAAAGTACCTATTGCAATATTGTCAACAGATAATCTATTCTTAATGATCTTTAACATTACAAAATTAGCTCTAAAGTCATGTAATTTATACTTTAAGCATTCTCTCATATCTAGTTTCCAAGGATTCATTAGACCAATAACAACATCACTATCATCATATGGATTCCTAGTATTCTTAAAATCAGATTGTTGAGGTGAAATATCAACACCTTTAAGTTTACTACGTTCCACACTAGATAGTGAGTCATTAAATTGGCTAATATTAAAGAAACTCATACCAAACTGGTTGGACAATTCTACGCAATATTCAGACCACTTATCAATATTTTCCTTAACAGAGAAACCTCTCTCTAAGCTCATTAAAGATAAGTGATCTAAAACTACTACGCATTGCCAATTTGGATCATAAGGTTTAAAACTTACAATCTTTTGTTTCTGTTTACCTTCATGGTCAGTATAACTTTCATAAGTAAACTTACCATGTTTCTTACCATGTTCCCACAATGTAAAATACATCCCTGTAGGATTTTCTGGTTTGAAATAGAAGTTTATTCTTGAAAACATCTCTTCCATATAAGGTATTTCCTTGTTAACTATATCTAGTTCAGACTGAGATAATCTGTTTTGACCTAGACCCTTAATTGTTTCAGGAGCAATTGTAATTCCATATTTGTTGTAAATAATACTGCTTAACCAATTACATTGCTTAGTAACTTTATCAATCTCATAAGAATAATAAAACACATCTAGTTTTATACCTTTCTTATCAGCATCTTGAATAGCATTACTAATCATATAATCACATAAAGTTGTCTTACCAGTACCAGAATTACCACCGATAAGAGTCTTACACTTTCTTTGAACACCAAATATGTAATTATTTAGTCTATTAAAACCATTAGATAATCCTTCATATTTACCTTCTAACCCCTCTTCTATCCTAAGTTTTAAATCACTCATTCTTTACTTCTATACTCCTTCTAAATCATTACTTATTTTATATGTATCTTGATTATCATTAATACCTTGGACATAGGCTTCACAATAACCAGATAACATACTAGTTCCATCTTTATTTATAAAGTATGGAGCTAACTTCATTTTATCATAATTCCTCATTTCACAGTCTTTGATATAATTCTTTGTGGCTTCAAGAATTATTTCTTTAGTGAATGTGGGATTATCATTCATGAACTTATACATTTTATTACTACAATCTTGAATACTACTTCTTACATAAAAACCACCTGATTTTATACCTTTAGGAAATAACTTTTCATTGCTTGGAGCACTTTTAATAGAATCTTTAAAGATCATTTCAGCACGAGGTGTAAGTTTTATATTCAGTTCATGTAAATCATCTATTGTAGTAGGTAAATTGTGATTAGTTTTTTTAGTTAAAAATCCTTTATTTATTAGATTACATAAAACATAAGCAGTGTAAGGCTCTGCATCATTATATTCACAAAATACATCAATATTATTATGATATAACCCATATAATAAAACATATTCTTGAAAATCTATGCTATTAGAGAGGCAATTCCTCACTAGGACTTGGATTCCAGACAAGGTCTTCATGTTGTATTGGGTTTTCATTAATATAAGAGTTGATAGAAATATTTGATGTAGTAGTACCATATTTATTAGTAATAAAATCAGATACTGGAGGTATCCATTTTACATGTCCTGATGGACCTAATTTACCTGAATATCTTTTATTTATTTGAGAAATATGGTCCTTTATAAGATCTACAGACTCTTTTCTTTTTTTTACATAAACATCATTACTATCTTCAAAAGGATCTACACTAGCAGGATATAACTCATTAGATTCCTCAGTAATACTTTGTGAAGAAGAATCATCTTTAATAGAATTCCATAAATTATTAAAACAATTATTTTTTACATTAGTATACTCATTATAAAAATTACTAACTAATTCTTCATTAAGAATATTATATTCAATGTTTTTTATTTCATCATCAACTTCATTAAAAGCATCTTGTAATCTACTTAATTTATCTGAAAACTTCTTTCTATCATTAATAAGTTTATGATATTTAGGATTACTTTTAATTATACTTTCTTGAAGACTATTAAAAGTATTTGTTTGATCTAAATATTCATTAAAATTATCTAATATAATAGTTTTAAATTCACTTAATACACTTATTTTAGATGAATCTAAAGATAAAACAACAAAATCATTTAGATTTTGTATATTTTTAATTTTTAAAGTACTTAAATAGTAGTTATCAATTTGAAAATTTCTTTTTAAACTAAAAGTAAATACAGCCAAATCACTTTTAAAACCATACTTTAATAACTCTGCATTAATTCTTTTTTCAACATTTAGAATATTAAAATCTTCAATGTAAGAATTATTTATATTCACATTAACTATTTTAATAGGCAATATAATAGAATTTTTTTCAGATAGCAAATTAATAAAATTATCTAAATAACAATTGTTATTCATATAATGATTTTTATAATAATAATCAATATTTTCAATTACATTGAATTTATTATTTGCTTCTATATTAATGGTTTTTAAAACCAATTCAAACATTAATTTTAGTATTTTAGTTGCTTCTTCTTTATTCATATTTTTTAGTTATTAATCCCATACATCATAAGCATATCCCCAATCATAATTAGAAGAATGATTTGATAATGTGTTATTTTTAATATTTTTAATGATTGTTATATAAGAATATATATTCTCTGAATTATCCCATACAATATTGTAACGAGCTTCCAAAGTATCTTTAATTTGAAGAATGTGTGTAGAATTTATATAAAATATAGACACAGGCATTTCTTTAATTATTTTATCTATTATAGATAATAAAACACCTTCACTTACATATATTTTACTTGATATAGATCCTGCCATATCATAATAACACTTACTATATGTGTTTAATAACTTTTTTCTTAATGATTCTATTGTATATTTAGAATACTCTGCAAATAGTATAATATCACCAATACTTTCAAGACCATCATCTAAAGTATCATTATGTTTAAGTTCTTCTATAATTTCAGCTTTAGGTATACTAAAATCAAAAGAAGTTTTAACTATTGTTTTTATGTTTTTATCTCTTATATTTTTAACCATTTTGATTTAATTAGGTAGTTTCAAAATCAATTTCTCTAATACTATCTTCTTTATAAAAATTATCATAAAACATAATAATAGCTTGTGGCTCATACTTTGCTTTATAAAAAGTTTTATAAGCTGGTAACTTATTATTTTGTTTTAGACTATTATACAAAGCTCTTAGCTTCTTTTTCTTATTATTAGATATATCTATACCATATAAACCAACAAGTTTCATATAATCTCTATACATAGGGAAATATTTATCTTTACAACTTAATTGAAAATCAATATTAATATCTCTATTCTTTATAATATATGTTTGTTCATTATCAATATTAGTTGGTCTTAAAGATAAAGCATGAGCATTACCAGTTGTTACACTATCATAAACATTATAAATAAAAAACTTATCATTTTTATTGATACTTTTATTATTTATACATAAGTTTTCTTTAGCTTTTAGAATAAAATGATCTTTGTTATCTTTATTAATATTAATAAAAATATCAATATCTTCTAATCTAATATCATTAGATAATTTAGATCTATCTAAACTATAAGTATTTATACTTTTCTTACTAGGTCTAAATCCAATAACTTTAGTATCTGGTTTAGGATTAGCAGTTATTTCAACTGTAAAATCAAAAGTAGTATTAATAGTCTTTTTAACTTCTAAATTAGCAGAATTATCAACTATAATTTCTGCAGGAGTTTCATTTTTAGCAGGTAATAAATTTATAATAGGAGTATGTTTATGCATATTCATAGGTACATGATTAGATCCAGTTATTTCAACACCACCTCTATCATTATAAGAACCATTACTATATCCTCTATTACTAAATAAATATCCTTTCTCAGAAATAAAGTTACCTACTCTAATTAAATCTCTATCAGGAAACATAAAACATACTTTCTGACCATTTAAATCTTCAGATATATAACTATTTTCTTTTTCATTAAAATACTCATCACCTTTAACTTTTAAGTTATCAATGTCACTTATAGTACCAAAATGATTTATAGCCCAATTATAAGTATCACTTAAGTTACCATCAAAAGTATGATAAGAATTTCTCCAAAAGATACCATTATGAGCAAATACACCTGTTGTAACATTATCATCATCTAAAGTTAATATTGATACTAGAGGATTAATAGAATCTTTAAAAGATTCTTCACCCAAGATATAAGGATGAGAATTATAAGTAGTAACTCCACCTGCAGTACCTTGTCTAAGGTGAACCATTAACTCATCTTCAGCTTGTATATCACACTCTTTTAACCAATTAATAAGATAATTTACATTGTTATTAAAGAATCCTTTATTTAACTTAAGAGTATTGGTGGACTGTTTTCTAACAGCCGCACCAATACCATCTCTATTAAATGTTGATCCATTATTTATAGACCATACAACAAAGTCATGATCATACTCTACATTTTTAGGTTTTATTATTAATAAACACATTTATATTAGTTCTTTAATTTTTAGTTTTTCATTAGTACTACTAGCATCAAAGTCCTCGTCACTAGTTTTAGTAAAGATTTCTGTTCTACTATCAATAAATTCATTTAATTTTCTATAAGATTTAGGATAAACTTTTTTCATTACATTTTTAAGTGTAATAGGCTCTTTAATACCATCAATACTGATATAACTATTAATTATATCTTTATGATAATTCTCAGAAAAGTTTACAATACCCATACAAATCTTAACCCAATTTTTAATCTTAATAAAATTAGTACTAGCATTAAAAGGTCTAAATTCTATTGTGTAAATAGGAGGGTTAGTATTTCTAGTATTAAATAAAGCTGGAATAAAATTAATCCAACAATATCTAATATTAGAATGATCATAACCTACTTTAGCACCTTTAGGATGATTTTTAGTTTTATTAACTTTATCATTAGGAGGACAGTTAGCTGCTAGAGTAAATAACTCTGTATAATAGTTATCAATTCTAATCTTTAAATCCATAATATCTTTGCAGTTATTAAAGTTAAAATCAAGATTAGGTAGTAATCTACAATACTCATTTTTTCTCCTACTAGCAGGTAACATATTAAAGATATCATTCTCTAATGTTTTAGCTAGTTTAAACAACATAACTATATTAGCATTATTAAAGTTAGCATTACCAATATGGGTATGAATACCACAAGTATGATTAAGCTCACTTCTTTTAGCTAATTCAGTACAAATGTACTGCAGATGCTCAAAGCCTTTGTCGCCTTTAAGAACACCTGTAATGACTTCTGGACCGTATTTCTCATTTCTAGTATTTCTAATACTACCATCTTTCTCAACTTTGATATTCATATCAGTTAGAAAGTGTGGAGGAAAACAACAGTCAGCCATTTCTATTTCTACACCGAAGGTATATTTAAGACCTTCAGTAATAAGATGAGTATTAGAATCTAAACCAAATTTATAGTTGTGAGCTATATCTTTAGTTTTAGATTGTAAATTATTAAACTCAGGAAAATAATATCCATTAGGATACATTTTATAAGTATCATCTTTTTTAAGTCTATCTTTTCTAATAATCATACTTGATTTAGGACCTATTATAAAATTATCATTTTTTAGTAATTCTTCACCATTTAGTACTGGAATTATTGTACTATCTAAATTAATATTATTATCAATAATACTAAAATAATGAGTATAAGTACTATAAACAGTATTAATTAATTTTTTATGAACAAATTTTATATTAGTAATATGAGTAGTTGCAGCATCAATAATATAAACTTTATTTACATATCCTGGATGACACCAAACATTAGATAATTCACATAATTTATAACTAAGCCTATTAATTTCTTTAAAAGGCATAGGTTTAACATTATCTAAATAACTGTCTGTAGTTTGACCACATACTGATTTACTATATAATTTACCTTTATAATAAATCATATTACCTAGTATATCTGTGTTACCAAGACAATCAATTACTTCACAATTTAAATCTGTTTCATAAATTCTTGATTTCTTTTGTAAACAATATTTTTTGTAATCTTTTTTATAATAGAATTCTTTAATGGTACTAAATAAATAATGATGAGATGCTCCTGATAGAGTGCTAACTATTATAGAACTAAATAAAATATCATCAATTCTATATTTAGTATCTTTTTTACCATCAACATCTATTTTAATAAAATCACCAATAAAGTATTTTACATCATTTATACAAACATACTTGAATCTATTAATTTCACCTGTAGTTATTACTTTGGTTACACTAATTGTTGTTTCTTCCATAATTCTATTGCATTTATTAATAAACTACTAATTTTTTCTTTTGTTTCATCTATATAGTTATTTAAAGCTTTTATACTTATCATACTTAAAGCATCAGTTTCTTCTTGTAATACATCATTCATATCATTAAGAGTAATAACTGATTCTTCCGCAAGATCAAACAAATCACTTATTTCTTTGTTATTACAACACAAAACCATTTCAGATAATTCATCTGATGTTAATAATCCTGATTCTACTATGTATTGAGCTATAAAAGATTCATTTTCAGGTCTAATCATTGAAAAATTAGTATTAGTATTATCATTAGAATTACTAGAACTTTTAAAATTAGTATTTTTATGTTTATTACTAAGTTCTATATTTGATTTTTCTAGTTCAGGATCTACAACATTATAATGCATTATTTCATTACTTTCACAAGGTCTAACAAATTTAACATTAACATCATAATAGTCATTATCTAAATAAGATAAACAACAAACAGTTTTATTACCTTGACTATCTACTTTTTCTAAAGATTTAATCTTAACAACATCACCTTTATTAAATACAATTTTATTTTTCTCTTTAGTATCTGTTAGTTTTTTCATAACAACTACATAAGAATCAACAGTACCATTTAAAGGTTCATTAGGTTGATTGTAATAAAAAGAAAATACAGGAATATCTTTAAATTCTTCACCTAAATCATTTTCAATAGTAAGTGTTTTATTTGATATACTAACTTCTTTAAGAAGATAATATTTATTTTGTTCAACACCGTGACTAAGATTAGTTCTATCAGCTTTAATCCAATTATTAAGATATTTAGTCCAGTAATGTATATTTGCACCTGTTAAAGCAGTATTACTATAAGAATAGTTACTATTAGCATAATTGCTACTAGAATAACTGGGAATAGGTCTTTGAGGAATTACTACTTCTTTAATAATCTTACCTTCAAAGATACTATACAACACATTAGTTTTAAACTCTTTAATTTCAGTACAATCAATAGCATCTAATGATTCTTCAATACTACTAATATACATACCTTCTTCAGTTATACCATAAAATAAAGGTCTTTGATTATTTAATCTAAAAGCCATTAAGAAACTATTCTCTTGACCTTTTTTAAGACTTATATTTTTATCAGCAATAAGTAAACTAGCAGAACCATCAATTTCTGTTAATATTTTAGTACCAAAATTAGCATCTAGTATTTTATGTAATACTTGAGTATCTGTTGTATAATCAGATGATTGTATTTCATACTTAGAAGCTAATCTAATATAATTAGATAATGTACCATTATGAGCTAATACAGCAGTATTACCTTCAAAAGGATGTGCAACACCTAACATATTTTTACCAATAGTACCTTGTCTAACATGACCTATCAATAGACAATCTTCTTGAATTTTCTTAAAATCTTTAGTAAGAAATTTAGTTGCTTGATCTAAAGATTTTACTAAATTGTTTTTAGGACTCCAAAAACCTGAAGCATCTTTACCTCTTTCTTGATTATACAAAAACAAAGTTCTTATTTTATTCTTATCAAATGTTTGGCCTTTGTGACCTGAAAAACCTAATAATCCACACATATTTTATTATTTATTAGTTAGTAATTAATTTTAATTATTGTTCTACAGCAATTTTTACTTCTTGTGCAGATATAGTATAATTTATATTATATTTATCACATAGATATTCAGCTATTTCAGCATCATTATTGTTAATACAATTAATAATTGCTTGAGAATCTTCTTCTTCTTGATCCATTATAAATCCATTATTACAAGCTTCAATAGCAGCAAAAGTATTATCAAATACCCATTTAACATAATTAGCTGATTGAAACCAAAATTGACCTAGAGTTCTAAGTTCAGTAGTTACACCACCAATTCTATGTTCACCAGCTTTACCATATAGTTGTCTTCTAAGACTACCATTTGTATTTATAAGAATACTTGGAACAGTCAAATACAAATCTAATATTCTTAATAAGTTAATAGATGTTTCATAGTTCATATTATTATAAGATACATGTAAATGACCACCAATAGATCTTAAATTACTATCAGTAGCACAAGGTCTAGGATTAACTTCTAAATTCCAAGCATTCATACTAGGACTGCAACCAAACTCTCTAGCAGCATCTGTATTAAGCTCATCATCTGTAAATATAGTAGCATCAGGACTACCATCATTTACTACTTCAATATTAAGACCTTTAGATTGTAATTCATTATTAATAAAATCAATAATATACATACAATCGTTATACATTTTAAGGTAATGATTAGTAGGAGGTAAAGTTAACTCTAAAGCAACATTATCTTCTTGTACACCATAACCAGTTTTAATAAATCTAGGATTATCTTTACTACCTCCTATTAGACCAACAGCAGATATATATTTACCTGTTGTTTTATCTCTTAGAAAGAATTCAGGATCACTACCTAATCTTACATTTTCTATTTTGGTAATATTATTTTTATCTAATTTTACAATAATATTTTTCATAATTTAAATTTTAAGTTATTAATTAAAAGATTCTAAAGTTTGTACTGTTTTATATTTTACAGATTTTCTGCTCAATAAATATTTAATAGCAGCATTACTAAACTCATCACAAGACATTCTTTCAGGATGATATTGTACTGCAATTATATCTAATTCTTTATGCATAAAAGCTTCTACAAGTGTATACTCTTCACCACTAATAGTAAATTCTGTATCTTTCATTACTAATAATGGAATTAAATCAGTATTTTTAGATAAGCTTTCTAATGTAACACCTTGATGATGATAACTATTAACTTTATAAATACCTTTAAAACTTATAGTAGTAAAATCATGGAATAGTTTATTTATTAATGAAAAGTTAACTTTACAAGTATTAACATCTTCTTTATCTTTATCTCCACTATAACCATGTGTAGCACTAATATTTTGTATTAGAGGTACATTAAAATGTATTGCTAGTTGTTGCATACCAAGACAAATACCAAATACAGGAATACCTGCATTAATATATTGAGGTAAGTTTACTTTAGCAAAATAGTCTTTATAAGGATCACTCATACTATTAGTAAAACCTGGAGGTTGATTATAGTTATAAGACATAGTATCTGCACCACCTGGTAATATAACTAAATCTAAGTCTTCTCTAATATTACTATTTGGTGTTAGTATTTCTACTTGACCAAAATTACTAAAATACTCAAGATATGCTTTTTGTACACCAAAGCTATTTTCACCTAAAGACCAAGCAGGTATACCTATTAATTTTTTATTAGTTTTCATGTAATTTGTTTGCTTTTAATAATCTTAATTTTAAATATAAACTTTCTTTACTTTGTTTTGTAGTTAATTCTTTATATAACTTTTCATATTCTTTTATAGTAAAAGTAATGTTTTTATCATTTGTATATACAACATCATAATTAAGAAAGAAATGTTTACTACTATTACTTTTTACTATTTTACTTCTTAAATTACTAGCTTTTAATGTTCTATTAATTCTATTAAATGTTATAGTATCAACACCAAAAACAGTAGGAGAGAATTTTATTATATGTAGAAAAGGAACATAATTATTTACAGTATACTGACCTTTTTGAGAAAATAAACATTTAACAGGTATCATTCTATAAGCAGCTTGATATAAGAATAAGATATCAAAATCTTTTCTGTATAAATTAACTAACTCAATAAATCTTGCTGGAACATGTAAAGTATAATTAAGTATTAAATTTCTAACAGCTTGCCAATGAAATGTTAATAAAGATTTCTCATTTTTGTTGTAAAAAGAATTATTCATTCTTAATACTACAACATTTTTATTTTGTTCTTCAATAAACCAAGGAGAATCCATCTCTTTTAATAAATCTATATACATAGTAATATATTTAATATCAGTATAATAATCTTTAAGAGGATTAATAAAATCTGATAATACAATAGTCATACGAGCATATGAATCTTCAAATAGATATTTAATTCCATTATGATAAGTATAATCTAATACTTGTGTATTAGAATCAACAAACCTGTAATAATTAGCATATATACATTGACAACAATTTTCAGGTTGATTATATATCGTATGATTTTTATCACCAAGATATAGATCATTATGTAATGTTAAATTACCTAAAGATACCATTCTATCATCTAAATGTTTATTAGGTATTAAAGCTAAACAAGGTTTAACTTTAACTCTTTCTTTTTTTATTACTGGTTCTTCAACTAAAAGCATTTTTTCCTTTTTTAATTATTAATTTAGGTAACATTTCAATATATTTAGTAGCTACAACACTAATATCATCATTAGTACTTGATAAGCTACTAGCACTATTACATTCTAATAAAATGTATTCTTGGTATTCTCTTGGTTTTCCATTACCTTTAGTAGCACTTTGTACTCTAACATCAAAACTAAGTACATCAGCTTTAATATGTTTTAGAGCTTTAACACAATCTTCAACAATATCATTCCAAGAATTAGGTTTATTAAATTGAGGATTACTTTCTAGTAACCAAACACAATTAGAATCATTTCTAAACCAAGATTGTTCTTCAGGTGTATCACTTTT